GATGGAATTAACGTAATCGAGGCAGGCGACCTTCTCAGCATCTACAAGTTGCTGGAAGAGAACAAGATTACCCGACTGATGGCTTGGCAGATTGTTCGAATGGTTCACGAGAACAAGATTAAGTGCCCTCTTTCCATCTACGGAACCCTTACTGTTTACAGTCTCTCTAAGGACTTGAAGCAGTTCAAGAAACTGTATTCGCAGGGCTGCTCTCTGCTCCAAGACAACAATGTTGTGAATGTCGAAGAAGACTTCGCAGTTGACATTGAGAACAACGATGTAGCCAATCAAATCATCGATGCACTCAAGTCTGGCAAGTTCACCATCAAGATGGAAGACAATGGTGAAATCAAGAACAACTTCCCCAACACCGACCGCTTCAAAGGACTCAACTAACATGAAAATCACCGAAGAAATCAAGAACAACACCACGTTCCTTTACGGAAAACTTCAAGGTCTAAACAACCGAGAAGCAGCCCGACTTTACACCATCGTGCCAGAAGGCATCGGAACTGAGAACTCTCCTAGTCAGAAGGTTCTGTCTGTCTATATCAACTTCTGCAAAGAGCCTAACATCGACAAGAAGGCATATGAGTATGTGAAGGGAGAAGGAGAGTCCCAGAAGCAGTCTCGTTCCAAGATCGTCATGGAATATGAAAAGCACAGGAAACTGTTCCTCTCTATTTCCAAGGCCAGATATAATCAGGCCATCAAGGATAAGATTGATGCGGCAGTCCACAAGATTGCAGGACTTCCTCAGTTCGAGAGTCTCACCGAGTATACTCTTGAAGATAAGAAGAGCATCTTGTCTATGGCCGTAGATATGATGAAGTAATTTTGATTGACGCAAACAATAGCGTTTGCGCTTCAACCAGAATGGGTTCTCGTCCAGCCGTTGGACGGGAGGTAACGGAAATATTCCGCCCATACCTGCTTGACATTAAGCCCAAAAAACACACAAAACAAATATGGCAAAAAACAAAAAGCGAAAAAACAAAAACAAGAACACCAACGATGTTATCGAATTGGACTTCCTGTCCTCCGACAAGGACGTTAAGAACGCAATTCTATACGCATACTTCGATGATGAGAAACCACAAGATATCGCAGAGTATCACGCCTTCGTGATGCTTACCAATCTCGCAAAGTTCAACATCGCAAAACTATCCTAACATATGAACGAGAACGCACAACTATCAATCCTGCTTAATACTCTCTGGAAAATCGACAGAGTTAAGTGGTGCGAATTGGTCGAAGAAGGCCTTGACAAAAAGCCTGTGGACGAGCAGATTGAGTCTGCTTGGCAGGCAATCTGCGAAAGCCGAAACTACTAACCAAAAAACATATGACCCAAGAAAACATCAATGACTGGACTTATTGCACCCTCAAGGTTGCACCACAAGACAATGAGTCCGACGCACTACACGAACTCGACCTGTTTGAGTCTGACGTGGAAGACCCAGATGATGGCTCTCCCCTGTCTTTCTACTTCCATGTCCAAATCCCAGATATCCTAATCGACACGATTGAGGACGACTCTGATGATGCCAGAGCCAAGAGAATTGCAAAGACAGGTTATTCCTCTTCTTTCGAGTTCTGCAAGAACCGCTGGGGAACCCTGTATGATGCCGTCGATGTAACCTTGGATTACGTTGACAGGGGGACTCCCAATGAAGTCCTTAGATACGAATTCAGAACCTTGGAAGGACACCCTCTTCCTTGGCTGAAGGAAGTATCCTCTCAATTCCCGCTTCTCGTTTTTGAGATTACCTGCCAGAACGAACTTGACCTGTTCGACTCGTTCGACGCAGTATACCTCAACGGACAACAAGTAACCTACCAAACCCACAAGAAATAACAATGGATACGCTGACGCTTATGAAACAGACATTCTTGGAAAACTATTCTAAGAGGATTGATAGCCTATACAATATGAACGAGCCTTACATCTCGTTCTATAAGGCTTGGTATTCCGATGGCTCCATGCACCGAGAACCTTGGGCTTGTATCTCTGTTACCAAGTTTGACACGGAAGAGTGTAATGGAGAACTCAGAACCCTAGACCATGACGAAATCATGTTCAATGCTAGGAAGTGGGCGAGAAAGCATCTTGGTGCAAAATTCCCAGGAGATGAGAACGCCGACGGAACGTATGTTTCCTCATTTACCACTACCAATACTTCCGCTAACTGTGAGGTATTAATCGACGCTCTTCCTTTCTTCCATGTTACCAAACGATAAGATTAACAAAGGCCAGAGAAAGAACTCTTCCATATCTGGTTGTGCCGTCATGCTCGGAGTAAAGGTAGACACCATCGAGAAGATGATGCCTGTCCTTTCTCTGGTAGACGAATATGATAAAACAAAGGATTATATGGCAAGAGAGGGCCTTATCTTGGCTTACTCAAAACTAATCCTAGACCTTCAAATGGAAAAGTTTGAAGCGAGTTTTAACAAAAAGTCGTAATTAAATTCGAGTAATGGTATATTGAGGTCAAATCAAATCTCATTTCAAAACCATTTAATGGTATATGGGGCAAAATCATCCTGGCCGAAAGCCGCGAAAAACTGAAAATAAGCCGGAAAAGCGAGGTCTGGCGTTGGCAAAAAACTGCGATCAAAAATCAATGAAAGATGCGGAACGAAAAATCTGCAAGTTTGACGGGTCAAGTTTTCTGGCCAGATTTAAGAAACTATAACTAATTCGGCCTGGACTATTCCCAACAAAATCTCGTTCCAGCTGACGTCTTGATCCGACCAAAATCTCGTATCTACCAAAATCTTGATACAATCGACGTCTTGATCGCGCTTTTGACTGAAACAAGTTTTAGATCGCTTCCAGTTTTTCCATAAAAAGAAAGCCGGCGTTAAATCCAGATAAAAGCAAGATAATCACTTCCGGTTTTAAACTGATTGCAGATCATTTTGCAAACTACAACAAACTATCAAACCAACAAAAATCTGATTCCGGTTTTCCAGTAAATTATGTGCTTGACAGGTGATCAGATATATGTATTATAAGAAAAGTGAAACTAGGGGAAGTTGTAGATTTAGCAGATTTACAAAATATCCGATCTCACTAAAACCCAAAAAATACCAAAAAACACGATGTGTAAACTAATAGCAATGAACGTAATTGCCTGCAAATCCTTAAAGCAGGCAAGTCAGGTAGTCCGCAAATCTGCGGAACTCCTGGGTTCTTCACAAAAGGATGGTTTCGGTTATGCCATGCAAACCACTAAAGGTGTGTTCATGGAAAGATACCAAAACCCGGAAACCTGCAAAGGTATCGGAGTGCTGAAAGACTCTCGGGACACACTTCCCGCAAGTATCAGGACTCAGTTAACCTACGGGATCGATTATGACCAGAAAGGTGCAAAGCCAGAAAATGGCAAAGTCCTCAGGTCTTATATTGCCCACGGAAGGACTGCAACCTGTGGAAAGTCGATTACCAATACTCACCCTTTCAATGGAACCAGCGAAAAGGGCGAATATACGATTGCCCATAATGGCGTAGTTGACTGGGAAGGTGAGAAATACCCGACCCATACTACTTGCGATTCTGAGCATATCCTCAATTGCTTCCTTTATGCAGAAGGTGAACATTCCTTTAAAGAGGGACTTTCTGGATATGCCGCAGTTGTGGGTATTAACCCAAATGGTGATATGTTCTGTTTACGTGATGATCGTGCTCCTTTGTATCTTGTGTATATCAAGCAACTTGGGCAATATATCATTTGCACAGACTCTACCCATTGCACCGAATTGGCTAATTTGATGCTTACCTTCAATGGACTCAAAACTGCCACTATCACTACTCCTATGCTTCTCGCACCTTATGTGAAACATACGTTCCTCGCAAATGGTGAGATCGAGAGTAATGAGTTTTCCAAGTTTGAGTCATATTCCCGTAGAATTGGATATGGTGCAATTAGCCGATCTCTCGGTTCTGCTGGTGTTGCTGGTTATGGCACTACTAGCGGTTCTTATGGATACGGTTCTTATTGGGAAGACCAAGTAGACGGATATACCGGAACTACCAATACTCCCACTTCCTCTCCTTCTACCACTCCTGCCCAAAAGCCGGAATCCGAGGATATCAAAGAACTCCGAAAGGAACAAATGCGTAAATACAGGGCTAACAACAAACCCTGGAAACATAACGACTAACCAATTTGCCCCAAAAGGCGAAACCCAAAAAATACCAAATACCAAAAAAACATGAAGCCTGATAATAAGGAAACCCCCGACAAACTTGGTTTTCTGCTTTCCATTCGGAAGCCGATCGCCAAGAAACAGAAGAAAGTCATTTCTATGCTAACCAAGCATAGCGGTGATTTCAGCCATTACATGACTCTCGATAGTCGTGTGAATTGGTGGAACAGCCTGAACCCCATTGTCCGTAAACATCCGGATTGTGTGGTTCTGGGACTCTCGTCTTCCACCAACTATTCGCATAACCATTGTTCTTCGATCTCAGCAAACGGCATTAAACAGCGTTCTGAGGCTATCGGACAACTGCTGGAATGCAAGATCCACCGAAACCACAAGTCCAGCCTTTTTGATTGGGTGACGAAAGTCTATAATTCCCATATCAAGGGAACCCATCAATCTGGGTATTTCCGCAATAATGTGGAAGGCTGGATTCACCTGTTGTGCAAAGATCGCATTCCTACCAACATCCAGCATAGCACCTATATCACCAATCCCTGGGTTTTCGAAAGCGACTGGGATCAGGTGAAAGTCAATATCTCGCAATTCATGAAACTGCACGGAAACGCATTCCGCTACTTTATGGATGGTTGCGAGAACCTGCAGACTGGTAGAAACCACTATGCTCGTAGTTTCGTCAGAAACGAGACTATCCAAGAAAAGTGGGAAGCAGCAATGGACAGGATCTACCATACTGCCCCAATGCACTGGTCTAGGCATCTTGACAACTTCCACAAGACTGTGGCTTTCCGTAAGTTCCCAGAAGGTGATTGTATCGGGATCGAGTTAGAATTCGTTTCCGAGAATAACGCACCTTTGGCAACTTGGGATAGTGATGATTACCCCACTTCTAGGTGGAATTCGTTTACCACGGATGGTAGCATTACTACGGATTGCCAAGATGAGGCAGTTGCTCGTTATCAGGAGTATAAGGCTTTCCTCAATATCAACAATCAGGAGAATTGGGATAAAGTCCAGAATACCCTGAAACTGCTAACTGATGCAGGTGGTAGGATCAACAAATCCTGTGGTTGCCACGTTCATATTGATATGCGAAACCGCCCTTCTGCTACTTATTACAGGATCGCTGGAAGGGTCAGAGATGCGTTTAAGTCGTGGTTGCATAGAACCATCAGTCCTCGTAGAGCCACAAACCGCTATTGTTCGGTATGGGCTGACTCTCAGGCTTCTAGGTATTCTGCTATTAATACCCATTGCCATAGTGAACACAATACTGTGGAAGTGCGTGTTGGTATGCCTACCCTAAACTTCTGGAAGTTGAAGATGTGGGCAAGCCTTATGTTCTGGTGTGTCAATAACTCTACCAAGATTGACACCTTTGAGGACTTTATGGAGTCCGAATGTCCGCTGGAACTCAAGGTTTATGTGATCGAGCGAATCGGTAAATTCAAACCTTTGTGGGAAAAGCACCTTGCGAACAACTCGCATTGTGGTGCTTTCCAACTTCCCACAATCAATGAGTCTACCCCAACCTGGGATAAGTGGGTAAATGTCGTAAGTGCTATTGATAACATTAGGCACGAATATACCAGCGATCACAATCTCAGTTAATCAGCAACTTACTCAAAGTAAGTAAGTCAGATATCAGGGAGACTAGCGATAGTCTCCCTTTTTTGTTTCCAGTTAAAATGGGTATGTGTCAAAAAATACAGTTCCGCAAATCCGGCAAAGACCCATAGCCTGGACTATCGTAAACATTGATGGATGTGTGGATTGGACTGATCACCACAAGTCAAGGCTTTGTGAAAAACATGGTAATGGTAGAATGCTATTAATGGTAGAATAGGGTTAATGGTAGAATGATAGAATGGCCGGCATCGGGCATTTAACAGTTTATACAGTTATGCGGTTTTAATGGTTATTGGGAAATACCAATAATGGTAGAATGGTAGTTCCCGCTTTCCGCACCTGTTGGCCTGTTGCTAGATCCACAGACTGCCTGGATGTGCGGTTCTATGATAATATGCAATAACGGTTTAATGGTAGATTGCTGTTTCCCGTTTGGTTGGGGGGTTGGACGCAACATACTGCTTGACTGTGGCCAAATAGAAACTTGCAGCTTTGACAGGATCCGTGCGCTGTGCGCTATCAAATGGGCACAAAAAAAGAGGCCAGCCCGTAGGCCAGCCTCTGAATTATGCCCTGACTGTGTTTAGTAGTCAGGCTCGATCTGCTCACCTGCGTCCAGGTCGTAGGAAGTATAGTGCCGGAAGATTGCCGGGTTATACTTCTTCTTGGCCTTGGCTTCGCAGAGAGGACAGACCTTACACAGCGGGATGCCATGTGCGTCGTTCAGCCAATACATCATGTGATACATGGTAGGGGCATTACAACGTGTGCACGCTGTGGGTTCGTTGTCTTCCATTGTTGCGATGATTGCACCCAACATCCCCTGGGTGCTTGGGGAAATTATTCCTCGACAGCCTCTGGTTCGAACGGCGTGAAGACCGCCGTTGCTACCGGCCCTTCGTAAAGCTCATCGATAGAGACTATTATCCAACCAAGATAGACAGGATAGAGAGGGCTGTGAGGCCAACTCGTCTGCATCGGATGCCTGATAGGAAGAATCTTGTGCGTCTTTGGATTGTATGTTTTCATGGTGGGAAAGAGAAGGGGTGCTGTCACCACCCCTGTATGTCAGTTGCTGTTAGATCGAGAGGTGACCCAGCTTCTTGTATGCGTAGTTGATGAGCTCAACGTAGCAATCAAGACGGCGACGGGCCAGCTCGTGATACGGCAACTGGATGAGCGTGAGAACCTTGAACCGAGGATCGTCGGGGATGCCCATCAGATAGGTCATCTTGACAATCTCCTCGATGCAGATATCACGATCGTGCATGCAGTTGATTTCTTTCATATCGTCCTTTCTATACTTTGGTTGCCAACAACAGACCCTGTTGGCTTGGGAAAGTAACTACCCCCAATAAGTGGGGAGGTTGCCCTCCCCACGACTAGCGTCGATGGATATTATCCGATGGCCTTGAGGAATCGCAGGACCTTATTGAGACGCTTGGCTTCGGACTTCCAGTAGGAGTGGAGTTCCTTGGCCTTGCTCTTGTCCTTCCTCAGAGCGTGCAGATACTGCATCCAGCGTCGCTTGCCTTCTGACTCACCGAACACATCGACCAGACCTTTGAACAGGTCGGTCTGCTTGCGTAGGGTGGCCGCACTCGGATTGCGGAGGCGATACAGGTTCTGGGACTGAGCATCCCGGAACTTGCACGCCATCAGATAAGCATCGAGCACTTGGGTTTCGCTGTGCTTCATAGCCTTCTTTGTTGGGGTTACCACCAATCTAGGTGGCGTAGTTTGTGGCGTAGTGCCACGAAAGTTAGAGAAGGTAAAAAGGGAGAGGAGCATTCCAACACTCCTCTCCCTGACGAGCACTTGGTTACCGATTACCCGATGATGATATCAAACGGGTTCTCGATGCCAAGTCCTTCGAGCTTCTCGACAATGTCTCCACGCTTATCCAGCTTGTGAGGGCTGAGGATAAGAGCAGGATGGAAGAAGCCAGCACCAGCCTCCAAGGAAGACTCCAAGGCGACAATGTAGGCAAGCGTCTTACCAGATGCGGCCACGCGGAGTCGGAGGACTCGCTTGGCTTCATCAGACACATCGAAGGAAGACTCGACGGAAGTAACGAGAGCATTGGTCTCTTCGCTGAACTTCCAGGACGTGTTCCACTTGTGTTTCTGCGTCATTTTTGATTACCTTCCTATGTGTTTCGACGTTCAATGCTGTTGGTTCACTCTACTAGTCTGGTATTCCTCTTGCGAGTTGCCCCACACGGGCGAAAGTAAGAAGGTTCGAATACTACGACTACACAACGCTACTGATGGTTCGTCCTCTAGCGTGCTACCGCATATGTTATCCATTATGACTTACGTAACAGGCCGAGTGCTAAGTTACCGCACTATCGTTTTAGTCAGCACGCTTTCTACTGACATATCCCTGATAGTGCTAATCCTCGGGACTACTTGGTAGGGTTTGCCCTACTGTCTCACGCTCACGCTTACGCCTTGGCATTTAGGGCGGGTGTCGCAGTTCCTCTGTTGGCAGGCGTGGTTAGCCCTATGTCAAAGATACGTCCGTGGCTTCGGTCAGAGGGGGTGCGACAGGGTTTCACGCCGATCGCCCGCCTTTCGCTAGGCTGGTGGTAGTCATTCGACCCGTAGGTTGCCCTGACTCCATTAATATGACCGATCCGACCGACACAATCGAGCCTCAAATATGACAATAATCGATTGTTTTATGAGCGTTTGGAGCGTTTATGATCGTTTTACGCTCGTTTGGAGGCTTTATGACGGATTTGTAAAAAAAGTGTAAAGGGGGGAGGGGGTCTTTACACTTGTAAAAATCCGTAGAATCAAATGGTCCTGCCCCAGACAATTTTTTTACAAAAAAGAGATGTCAAGACGCTAGAAAACTAGCACCCTCTTTTTATTATCTACTATTATTATCTTCTATTACTATATGTGCTAGAAATCTAGCGCCCCCCCCGCTAGAAAAATAGCGACCCCCCGCTTGTTTTTTGGCGGGTGCTAGGTATATTGGTGGTAAATATGTTCAGAGAAAAGACTATTATTGAAACTTGGCCCTTTACGAAGAAGGAGTTGGTCGAGTTCAGAAGGTCGGACGACTACAAGGAGGGCGTTGACTGGGTTCTTGACAAGACCTCTAACGGCAATCCTGTTATTTTGTGGACCGACAGCGGCCTTCGCAGGCTGCTGTCTGTCAAAAATATAAAATTTGATGAGCCTACGGCTCAGGAAGAGGTTGAAGTTGTCGAGACTAAGCCAGAACCTAAGGCTCTTGACAGATGTCCTGCGATTGTAAAGCAGCTTCTTCCGAACAGAAAACTGGTCGCTTGCGAAATCAGGGGACAATGGGAGAATGTCATGGTAAGGGACTCGTCGTTCCTGAGGCGTGGCAGTATCATTACGGCGGTTTATAGGGGTGGTAAATGGGTAGGCTTGTTCAAGGTAAACAATGCAGGTAAAGTTTTTGCTGGTTGACTTTTTCAATACGCCAACAATCTTTGTAAACTATGGAATACTCTTCTGATAAGTCCCGTAAGGCTCACGAAAAGGCTGAATCTAAGTCTGGCCACAACAAGATGGTCATGATTGAGAAGGCTATGCACGGCGAAAAGGCCGGTAAGCGTGAGTCCAAGAACTACCGAGGCAAGGACTGCGGTAAGTGCAAGCGTAAGAAGTAATATGGCTACCAAGAACGGAAGGAAGGTTACCCTTAACAAGCCGTTCAGGACTCCTGGTGGCCCTAAGAAGTCTGCCGTCTATGTGAAGGCTGGCGGCAAGACTAAGATTGTTCGTTTTGGCGATCCCAAGATGAGCATCAAAAAGAACAATCCTGCTCGCAGGAAGTCTTTCCGAGCGAGGCATAACTGTGCTAACCCTGGCCCTAAGACTAAGGCCAGATACTGGTCTTGCAAGGCTTGGTAAGTTATGGCTAATCAATATTTCGACCCTTATTACTTGGGATGGGACGACGGCACTTATGGAACTGTAAACATTAGTGACGCAGAAGGTGCGGCTACTGAAAGGGCAAGAAAGTTTTACATACAAGGCCAAGACAGGCCAAATGTAAGTTATTTTGAACCACCCAAGGAAAGCGATAGTGCGTCTGATTGGAGAAAACGTGCAGATGCTTGGCTTAAGAAGAGAGGACAAGAATCATTCGAGTTTACCCATCGTGATCCATTAGCTGACAGGCCATTGGATGGTGGCGATTCATGGAAAAGAAAGGCTCTACCTGACATCCTTCAGCCTGCATCATTGGAACAGAAGGTTAAGTGGCTTAGTGGTTATTTTGGTTTTGAAGATAAGAAGCTTCAGGCACTTCTTCAGGAGTTTTCCGATGCCCCAGATTGGAGGCAAGCAGAACTTCAAGGACCTTACTCTGATTTGAAGGGAAAAGTTGACGCTCAAAGAGTTGAGTTAAGCAATCAAAAGCAGAATCTCGAGAACGCAAGACGGCTTGAGTCAAGAGATGCTAAGATGCTAAAACTTGCAGAAGAAGACGCGGACTTTGACTCTAATTGGAAAACAGTCAGAAGAATCTATGACAAATATGAGTCTGGGATGAAGCCTACTCGTATGATTGATTCACAAATCAAAGTCACAGAAGCTATGCTTGGATTCTATGAACTGCGTGATCTTACCAACAAGTTGTCAGGAGAATTTAATCCAGAACTTTCTGAGCTCCAGAAACCTGAATGGGAAAAACTAAAGCAGCAACTAGCAGAACTGAAAGCAGAAAGAGAAAAAATTGCTAGTGCAATTGAAAAGCAAACCATCGGAAGCAAAGAATATAAATCTGCTCATGTAAACGCATCTAATACGCTTACGGAAAAGGGTCTAAACGTGAAAGGATTTAATCTTGCTGGAAGACTCCTTGCTGAACCTGTAAGCCAGTATGCTGACGTTAAGGACATTGCTTCAATTGCCGGAGTAGGACCTTTCAAGCATTACGACAGTCAAGGTAATACTTATACTGATGCTGAAGTTACTGAAATTGATGGTCAAAGGTTCTCGACAGAATCTCTTGAACCTGCTTTCCGTCAGGCAAGATGGGACGAGGCAGAGCTAGATAGCAGACAGAAAAACAAAGGCTACATCAAACAAGAAGAAAAACTTCGTGATACTGTTAAGTCCAGGCCCGATCTTGTATTTCAGTTAAACTCAGCCCTATTCAAGTGAACCCATCCTCAATTGTTGAAAGGATGACTGAGCATCCCGTGCTCAAGAAGCCTGATGAAGATTCTCTTCGCCAGATGATTGAGTCCAAGGGGCTTGATTATGTTGCAAAACTGATTCAACTCAGAGAAGATAAGATTCAAGCGGAGAAGTCCGACCCTTACAGACACGGATATGAGCCGTTTCATTGGGCTGAAGCGGACAATCTGCTTAAGGAAAAGGACGAGTTGCTTATTCTTGGTGGCAATCGTGCTGGCAAGACCGAGTATGCAGCAAAGCGAGCCATCTATACGCTCGTAAACAAGCCTAATTCCATCGTTTGGTGCATCCATACTACCTCGATGTCGTCAATCCAGATGCAACAAAACGTCATCTGGAAGTATGTGCCGTCAGAATATAAGACGCTGAAGAAGGGTAGAGTCACAAATATCCAGTATTCCCTGAAAAACGGGTTCTCAAACAACAGTTTCGTCTTCCCTAACGGGTCTCAATGTATCTTTATGAACTACGCACAGGATAAAGTAGTCATCGAAGGTGGTGAACCAGACTTTATTTGGTGCGACGAACTCGTTCCTCTCGACTGGGTGCAGACGTTGCGTTACCGAATCCTTACCAGACTAGGCAAATTGCTGATTACTTTCACTCCTATCAACGGATTTTCCCAGGTAGTCAAGGAGTATGTAAGCGGTTGCAGGTTCTTGAAGACAGAAAAAGCAGAACTTCTCGCACAAAACTTGGTTCATGTGCCTGGATGCCCCAAGGGAAAGATGCCTTTCACAGCAGAAGGCAGAAACAAGAACCAAGGCATCATCTGGTTTCACTCAAAGTTCAATGTTTACTCGTCTTTCGAGAGAATGGCGAAAGAATTGTCTTCTAAAACAGATTATGAAAAGAAAATCAGAGCGTATGGCTGGGCGCAAGCACTTGTCGGCTCGCAATTCCCGCAATTCACGGACACGCACATCGTCAAAGACGAAGAAATCCCGGAAGAAGGCACAAACTACATGGCAATCGACCCCGCTGGAGCAAGAAATTGGTTCATGCTTTGGGCAAGGGTCACTCCAGACGGAAAAATCTTTATTTACAGGGAATTCCCAGATGAAAAATACGGGGAATGGGCCTTGCCTGACTCAGACCCTGATGGGCGTGAAGGACCTGCTCAAAGGTCTGGTGCAGGAAGGGGTCTGGATGAGTATAAAAAGCTTATTCTCGAACTCGAAGACGGAGAAGAGGTAGTTGAGAGGTATATTGACCCCCGTGCTGGAGCAACCCAGGCTATTGGGCATCAGGGTGGGACCTCTTTGATTGAACTTCTTGGCGAGGGCGAGACTCCTATGTTCTTTAGGCCTTCTGCTGGCATTAAAATCGACCAAGGCATTGCAATTATCAATGACTGGCTATCTTTTGACAGCTCGCAACCTCTGTCAGCGATCAATCAGCCAAAGCTCTTTATTTCCGATAAATGTCAAAACCTCATCTACTCCCTGCGTGAGTGGACTGGCCAGGACGGTGAAAAAGGTGCGACTAAAGACCCTATCGACTCCCTTAGATACCTTGCAGTCATGGACCCCATCCATCAAGACGACCAGTCATTCAAACCGATGGGCGGAGGTTCTTATTGATTTTCCATCTGTTTCAATTAATAAACTATTATGTCTGAACAAATCTGGGGCAATCCTTCTGACAAGATTGCCTATTCCAACAATAAGCCTGACATCCAATACCTGAACGACGAACTTAATCGTTCTTTGTATTATGGTGGCAATATGTCCAGACTTACCACCTCTGACGACCAGCGAATGTGCAGATGGGAAGGTCAAAGCGACGACGGCAAGAAGCACGAAGAATATCTCGGTCATGAGCCTTTTCCTTTTGAGGGTGCTTCTGACGTAAGAAACAGACTTATTGACAATACCATCAACCAGCTTGTGATGCTGGTTATGACCTCTTGGCAGAGGGCTAACATCAGAGTTAATGGAATTGAAATCAATGACGCTGAAAAGTCCGCCGCAGCCCAGACTCTGATGATGTGGATTGTCCAGAACAGAATCAGACCTGAACTTGAAAGAGAAGCCGAACTTTGGGCTCAATACGCATTCCAGTTCGGATGGTCTGCTATTCATGTAGGATGGGAAAGAAGAGTCGCACATAGAACCGAAACCATCACTCTTGAGGATATCGGACTTGCGGCCGCACAGGGAAATGGCATCCTGATGAAAGTCCTTGAATCCATCAAGGTTGGAAAAGAAGATGACCTATCCAAGATGCTTATTCAGCAGTCTCTTGGTTGCACGGAAGAAGAGGCTACCCAGGTCGTAAAGAATCTCATTAAGTTTGGCAGGTCTGATTACCAGATGCCGTATATCCAGAAGAACCTTCCTGTCGTTGCAGCCCTTAAGCCTTTCGATGAAATTGCTTTCCCGCCTGAGACTGTCGAACTTCAGGAAGCCAGAATGATTTTCAAGAGAACCTTCATGAGCGAAGTCCAGATGAAAAACATCGGACTCAGCGAAGGATGGTCAAAGGAGTTCATGGAAGAGGCCGTAAATACGGCTGGAAAGTCTGGATATCTCCACGACTCCAACCTTATTCCTCTTATCAACTCCGTCCCTAACGCCGTTGAAAAGGCCAACAACCTCATCGAGATTGTTTATGCCTACGCAAGACAACTAGATAATGACGGAAAGGCTGCAATCCATTATACTGTGTTTTGCCCTCAGGTTGAAAACGACCTATACGGCAAACACGAAGTCCTCGACTACGCACACGGGGAATATCCTTTCGTAGAACTCAGAAGAGAACGCCTTCGTCGTCCTGTCGTGGAGTCCAGAGGCATTCCTGAGATTCTATTTACCGACCAGGAAGAACTCAAGGCACAGCACGACGCAAGCCGTGACAGAACCGCCTTTGAGGTTATGCCTCCTATGACTGTTTCCAGAAGACTTGGAAACAACCAGAGAATCGGACCTGGACAACTTTTGCCTGTCGCCAACAAGGATGACTACGCTTGGCTTCCTCCTCCTAGTGGAACTCCTCAGACTGCCTTTGCTTTGATGGAAAGAATTGAACTGAAGACCGCACAGATGTTCGGTCTCTACCATCCTAACGTAGTTCCTACGCATACGCAGATGACCCAGCAGTTCGTGGTCAATAACTTCTTCCTTTCTTGGTCGCAGGTTTACAGGCAGATGTTCTGCCTTTCCATGCAGTATATGCTTCCTGAGGAAATCGAAAGAATTACCGGAACTAGACTTGAGGCTTCTGGCATCGATATCAACCAGATGTTCGATTTCTCTGTAAGATTCGATGTAAGAGAACTTGATACCAACTATGTGTTGGAAAAGCTGAAGGCAATCAATCAGTTCGTCCTTCCGATGGATACTGGTGGCAATATCGACAGAGCAAAGCTAATCAAGGCTACTGTTGACGCTATCGCTCCTGAAAGTGCTCAGAACATCTTCATCGACCAGCAGACCGCCACCCAGAAGCAGTATAAGGAAGTCCAGAACGACCTTGCTATGATGATGCTTGGTCTTGAGGCTCAATACACCGAAAACGACCCGCAGGCTGGAGTCAAGATGCAGGCCGTTCAGGATATCATGTCCAAGAACCCCAAGGCACAGCAGATGGCTCAGTCTGACGGCGTATTCCAGGCTCTCTTCCAGAACTATCAAAAGAACCTCCAGATGAGCATCATGCAGCAGCAAAATGCCCAGATTGGCAGAACTGGCGTTACCCCTGTTGGTGACGAACTTAAGCAAAAGATGGAATCTGGAGAACCCATTGAACCCGAAACCGAATGACCGAAGAACAAAAGAATAAAGTATTTACGTCCCTGCTTTTCCACGAAAGCGACCTATGGGACTCTATCATGCTGATTATCAACGACGTAGAGAAGCACGAGCTAACCCTCGCTGTTTCGCAAAGTCAAGAAGAGTCGAAGCGTGCACACCAATGCGGTAGAGCAGACGGCATCCAGTATGTCAAGGACCTTCTTAATGACACTAGACAGGAAGCCCTGATTAAGCATAATAGAAAAAACGTTGACAAACGATAGTTTCTTGTTTTTCTGATTTTTAGTTTCTGCGTGACTTAATTGAAACGCTGTTCCAACAATACATATGGATAACAATCCTGCTGATAGCGGTGAAGCACTAAACCCCGCGGAAAACGATGTCGGAATCGTTTCTAATGAAATTCCGGATTTTAGCAAAAGACTAGAATCCATCCTGTTCGCCGAACAGCAGGTTGAGGGGAATTCTGAACCCTCGGAGAGCCCAGAAGAAGCCCAAACGGAAGACAAGGCCGAATACAGCGGAGAATCCTTTAGCGGGGATGAACTCCAGCCAGAAGCGGACCCCAAGGCGGAGGATGGCAACGATGTTCTTTCAAATGCAGAAGAGCAGCAGACCGAGCCAGAAGTTAAATCTGAAGGCTTCCAGAAGCGTATCGATAGGCTCACCTTCCTGCGTAAGCAGGCTGAAGAGCAGGTCGAAAAGCTGACGGAAGAGGTCAACTCGTATAAGGCTAAGTTAGAGGGTATTGAGGCTTCCTCATCTATCCCCGAACCGACTCCTGAAAATCCGTTTGCCGACCTGACTGACGAAGCCAGAGTCAAAGTGGAATACGAGCAAGCCAGAAAACTTCGGTATATGTGCGAAGAGAACCCGAACGGATTCCAAATTGGGGAAACCTATTATAATTCGGAGCAGGTTCATAAGATGCGTATCAACTCTATGAGAGCGATGGAGGAGCACCTCCCCCGTCAGCTTCAGTTCGTCAGACAAAAGTCTGACTTTGATAAGCAAGCTTCCGCCATTTATCCTTGGTATAGCAAGCCCGAGTCTCAGGAATACAAATTGGCCCAGGAAGTCATGAAGAACTTTAAAAACTTCAAGCACTTCCCTGACCATAAGTTGTTTGTCGGAGATTACGTTGCTGGACTAGTGATGAGGAATGCTAAAGGAATCAAGAAGCCAGTTCAAAGCTCGGCTCCTAATCTCCAGGTTAAGCCTACTTCTGCAAAGACTGTTTCTGGAACTGTTGATGCTTCCGCCAGAAATGTCGCTTCACGCTATGCTAAGACCCAGAGTCGTGATGATCTTAAAAAGGCGGTATCTAGATTCCTATAATCCAACCCCCCTACTACTATGTCTCAACTGTTCGAACGCGATCTCTCCCAGGCCAACAAGCTTGGTCGTAGAGAAGAAATCGCTAATCTCATCTCGCTCGTCGATGCGAAGGATACCCCCTTCACCTCGATGGCTCGCAAGGGTTCTCAGCCCCAGCAGACCTTCTTCCGCTGGCAGGTTGACTCCCTTCCGGATCCCAAGACTGATGGTGTCGTCGATGGCACCGATGTCTCTCAGGCTGACTACGATAACTACGTCAGAAACACCGACTCTTCGGGCAACACGAAGCAGTATCGTGCTGAACTCGGCAACTTCATCCAGATTTTCAGACGCTCCACGAGAGTCTCGAAGCTCACCCAGGCTAGCGTTACCAACATCGCTGGCGTGAAGGATGAACTCCAGAACAACGTCTCCAAGGCCATGACCATGCTCAAGCGTGACATGGAAAAGACGATGTGCTCCAGCAACTCGGCTCAGGCTGAAAAGACCGTTGGTGGTGCTCTCGTCCCCTACAAGACCCGCGGTCTTGACAAGTGGCTCGTCAAGGCTGCCGACAGAGATACCGCTGAAACTGTCGCTACCCCTCCTGCTGAGTTCTGCCTTCCGTTCGATGCCAACGACGCTACCTCGTCGTCCCTCGTCACGGGCAACCTCGCTGACCTGACCGAAACCACCCTCCAGAACGTCCTCACCTCCATCTACAAGCAGACTGGCCAGTATAAGACCTATGACTGCCTTGCTGGTCCGCTGATGAAGCGTGCGTTCACCAACCTGGTCTTCACGAATCGTGAATCCACCGCCACGAACCCGCTCGAGTCCAATCGTGCGTTCAATCGTGACGCTGCCGCCAGCACCTACACCTCGTCCATCGATGTGTTCGACGGCGACTTCGGTCAGCTCCGTATCCATCCCTCGCTGTTCCTCAAGAACTTCAGCGTTGGTTACATCATTCCCTTCGACCTCGTTGAAATCCGTTATGGTGGCAACGTGGCTGAAATCACCTCGCTGCCTGACTACGGCGGTGGTCCTGCCAGACTGATCGAGGCTGTGGCTGCTCTTTGCATCCATAACCCGCTCGCTTTCGGCAAGCTCGACCTGTCCTAAGCGGTAGTGTCAGACATTTTCCAAAGTCTGGCTGATGCAATCCCTCCCCATCTCCGCAAGGAGGTGGAGAGGGAACTCATCAATGGTTGGAAACTTAACGAAGTTAAAGACGTTGCCGAAAAGAAGCGTCTCGGCATTTTCCACAAGAACGCTGTTGCTAAACCAATTGACGGAATCGGGGAACTACAAGGTAGTATCCCTCGTTCCTCTTTCCATTATTGGGGCCAAAGACTTGGCTATGAATGCTGGGAAGATAAGCAGTTTATCAAGGAATTTTTCCGAGATAACCCGGAAACTGCCGTAAGAAACAGACTCAAACGAACCATGGTCAGGGGTGCCGTGTTTACCTCTGACGGATATCTCACATGAGAACTATTGACTTTGAAACCATCCTTGCCCAATCCCTCCAGATGTGTGGATTGGATAGGGAAAATATTAGCGTTGAGACATTCAACCAGTTCAGGGACTTTGCAAACCACAGAATCAGATTCGGGTTCGAATTTGATATCTGGCCGCAACTCCTGAGAACTACCAAGATGCCCATCGTTCATCAGAGCGATGTTCATTACATCGTCATTCCTGATGACGGCATCGTTACCAACAACGAAGGCACCTTCAAGATTGACATTGGCGACGTGATGCAGATCACCATCGAAGACCCAAGAACCACGGGTAAGGTAACCGAACTGTCCTTTACCTTTGATGAATACGACAGTCATGTTGGAAATAACGTATTCAATACTGTCCAGAGACTTATCGTTTCCGACAAGGACTCTCAGTTTGCATATGTAACTTATAGAATCAAGTGTCCCGAACTTATCGGAGACATCTGGTCTTCTGGAACCTACTATCCTGGCCAACAGGTATATTGGGCATATTCCAGCGGGAAGTATTTTGCCCCTACTACCGGACCCTCTTATTCTGGCAAAAAGGGCAATTTCTGGAAGTGCATCTCCGAGTCAACCACTTCTCCGAATGTCAATAACAACAACGCACCTGCTTCCTCGGATAAGTGGGAGAAAATCAAGATTCCTGCCTTCCTTGGTAATTTTATCATCAAGGGTTGCCATGCTGACTGGCTTAGGTCTGAAATGCAGATAGAATACGCACAGGCTATCGAAAAAGAAGCCTTGGCTGTTCTTGACTTTGAAGTTGGCAAGGCAATCATCCAACAGGGTGTCCAGCCTAGATTAAAGTTTAACCAAATATACTAATATGTCTTCATTCGTAAAAATCTCGTCTCCGTTCATCAAGAACTTTGAGCACCAGAACATCATGGCTTCTGGTTCTTATACCGAAGTCATCCCTAAGGCTGATGCCTACAAGAGACGTGTTTCCGTGATTATCCAGAACCAGGGTTCTACCTCTGTTTTCTTCAACTCTGATGGAAACTCTTCCTCTGGCATCCTTATCGCTGCTGGCTTTACCCTCTCGTTCGAGAACTACAATGGTGCTATCTGGATTAGGGGTAACTCTGGTGGCGAGTTGGTCAGCATTGCTATTGCCTACGCCTAATGAGGTTTAGATACAGAAGTCCATTCGACCTATCCATCTTTGGTGGTGGAATTGGCTCTGTTGCGTCTTTTAACCAACCTCCGTCTGGTCCTTCATACCCTCCGTATGGAACTTTTGTCCAATGGTATGCAAGTCGTATTAGGCTTGTTAGTGAAGGCGGAGGTTATATTTCTCACGATGGAAACTACTTTCCCAATACATATTGGGAGGTAAATGAACTTGCTAACGGAACTGGAGGCACATTCCTTGACTGGGGTAATGCTTTGTTTGTTTCTTATGCAACTGGCTATATTGGAGTTCAGTCTAGCAACTCAGAACCAATCATAATTGATGGATATAACTATGGCTCGTCCTGCAGTTATTCCAACGACCTTTACCATGATGGAAATGGAGGCACCTATGCTGACAACTTTATGGGAGGTTGCACGATGTATGGTGAGTATATTACAAGCGGAAGCATCCCTACATACCTAAACATCTCAGGCACTAACTACCAGAATGGATACCAACCTGTTACCTACTATCATGATGGCATGGGTAGTTATTACCAGTCCGGCGGGTCTACCGAATACTACGGATATGGAAGTAGCATTGTAATCCTTTATAATCAGCCGAGTTATCTTTACCTATACACTCCAGATGGAATGACTTATGTTGGAGCATTCCAGAATGGAACTACTGATGTGGAATATTTCCACGATGGTTACGGAAGTTTTTATTCTACCACAGTTTCTACCAACTACACCCCCACGGAAGGATTAATTACTGAATACAATTACCAGACGGATGTTGCCGGACAGTTGCACAATAATGGCAGGGTTGTTTATTACTATTTCCAGAGTGAGTGGAATGGCTTCTACTCATACGCTGAATACACCTACTACTACTCCTATGGAACATACATCTGGGATGATGGGGTTTACGCCTACTTCTGGGATGGATGGGGCGGCTATTACAGCCAGCAAATCTTCGTTTAACACTTATGGCTACTGAACCTATTAACATCGAAATCGGCTGGAACGCCTTCGTCAAGGACGGCAAAACCTGTCTTGGATTCAAGGAGTTTCCTAATGGTGGAAAGTATTGGGGGACTCTTACCCTCATCAACAAACCTACCGAAGAAGAACTTCAGGCCGAACTTGATCGCCTTAAAATTTCCCTACCCAAATGATTACTATTATCGCTACTGTCGTCGGTTTCCTCGGCGGCCTCTATGTCGGTGCTCGCTATGGTGAAAGCCTGCGTGCTGCTTGGTATAGCATCTTCAAGAACTAATGCCTGCCCAGCCATACACGACTGACGGGGATCAGGGGTTCATTGGTTTGAACTCCAGAGATAACCCTGTCAATCTTGAAACTGGCATGGTAACGAAGTCTAAGAACTTCAGGTTTAACAGAGGTGTTGCAGAAACCAGAAAAGGTGCTGAAAGATACACCTTTACGGCATTAGAAAACGAAACCATCCGCGGTGCTTGTCTTTATGTCAATGCAACTGGAGCAGAGCAGTTCGTATTGGTTGTAGATAATGGGTTGTATATTTATAACCCTGATACGGACATTGAGTCTTCTAAGGTTCCGTTTCCTAACGGAGAGACCATTACGAATGGAGAAGATGTAGATGTATATCAGGCTCTTGGGTCTGGATATGTTTATATCACAAGAGGTTTTAACAAGACCACGCTTAGATGGAACGGACTTGTTGGTTCAGGAAATGTCGTAGTTCCTAGTAATACCTCTCACCATAATTACCCGAACTCCAATCACGCTATCTTCTATGCCAACAGGCATATCGTGCAGATTGACCATAACACCATTAGGGTGAGTCATTATCTTGAGGACAGCAAGTGGTCTGCTCTTGATATGTTCTCCATCAATGATGGAAGCAATGACAGGCTTGTTGCCGTTACTCCTTGGACTTTGAATGAGTTTATCATTTTCATGAGAAACTCTATTTTTTACGCCTCCGTAGGTGTTGGTGCCTATCTGTTGAGCGACCCCGCAACAGAAGATAACTCCTATGTAAAATCGTTGGCTACTGATATCGGCTGTCTCGCAAGGAAGTCGATTGTTCAGGCTGGCGGAGGCATTATCTTTTTGTCTGATAATGGCGTTTATCTCCTAAACCCAGCATCTGCTTCTGGTGCTTCTCAGGCATCTCCAGAGGGTATGAGATTGCTGACTATGGCAGAACCAATGTCCGCCCCCATTGACGACATTATCTCTAGGATTAACTACAACTATGTGTCAAACGCTACGGCTGTTTATTGGGAAAACAGATACTATCTGGCCGTTCCGTTAGACAACTCTCAAACTAACAACACGGTTTTGGTGTTTAACTTTATCAATAAATCGTGGGAGTCAGTAGATGTTTATCCAGAGGGTTTTGATGTCCATCGGTTCATTGTAGCCAAAAAGAACAACAAACGTCGACTTTGGGCTGTCGACCCTAATGAGGGAATCTTTTTACTTGAAGAACTTGACTGGGATGAGTTTGGCCCTGGCGTTGGAACTCCTGTTCTGGATAATCCGAATTCCAGACTAAATAGCGAAGGTTGCAGAATTTCTGAAACCAAGTATACTCCTAATAAGATTAACGCAGAACTTATCACTCGTTCTTACATCTTTAAGACCTCTGCCGACAAGCGTTTTTCTAGCGTTCAGTCTGACATTAATTTCCCTTCTTTTGGTGAAATTGACGTTGACTTTATTACTACCAACCCTGACACTATTACCAGACTTCTTGACTTTGCCCCTGCTGCAAACGAAGATTACGTGCTGAGACTTCCAGCAAGAAAAGTCGCATACTCATCTCAGGTAAAATTTACAATCGAAGGATTCAGACCCACTATCCGTTCGGTATCTGTTGAGGCAAGCCTAGTGGGTCATAACATTCATACTAAGCAATAATGCCTAAAATCAAATCCCCAGAAACCTTTAGCCCTAACATGGTGCTAACTGCTTCGGACCTCCAAAACCATGTTGACGGAGCAACCCTGCTTCCTGGCGTAATCTCTGAGCAGGATGCAATCGTTTCTGTTGCTGGAGACGATTCCCTGCTTATTCACGACGAATCATTGCTTCAACTGAAGAAGGTTACTCTTAATCAGATTTTTCTAAATCCGTTTCCTATCGTAACTGATTCTATTACTGGAACTACTGGTGGAAACTTCACTATTCTTTCTCAAACTGGAAAGTCTATTTCCATTACTTCTGGAGACACTCTAACGCTTAGTTCTTCTGGACTTATTACCCTTGGAAACAATGTGTCAGTTACTGGCACGCTTACTGTTGCTGGAAGAGTTACTGTCAATGGAACTGGTGCAATGAAAATTCCGGTAGGCACTACTGCGGAAAGACCTGCTACTCCTGTTGCTGGAGATATTCGTTATAATAGCACCAACGAACAGGCGGAAGTTTACTCTGGAACTGAATGGAAAGCTGTGGGTGGCAGCCCTTTTGACGCTAGCGGGGGAACTGTAACTATCATTGATGGGTATAAGATTCATACTTATACGTCTTCTGGACTGTTTACCCCCGCTGCAAACGTTGAAGGCAAGGTTGAAGTCCTTGTTGTTGGTGGTGGTGGTGGTGGCGGTTCTGGTCAGTTTGGCGGTGGCGGTGGCGGTGGCGATGTCAAGTTTGCCGTCGTAACTGTTCCCAAAAATACCCCTCCAGTTAGCGTTGTCGTAGGAACTGGTGGTAGTGCTTATGGTGGTAGCGGAACTTTCTCCATGTTTGGTATTGGCAATATTACTGCTCCTGGCGGTGCTGGTGGTAGCGGTGGCGTTGGCTGGGGTGGCGGTTCTGGATCTGGAATTGCTGGCGGTGCTGGTTCTGGTCAAGGTGGCGGTGGCGGTGGCGGTGCAAGAACTGGTCAACCTGCCAAATATGACGGCCTTGCTGGTGTCGGCGGAGAAGGATTTGGTTCTTCTATCAGCGGAACTTTGCGTGCTTATGGCGGTGGTGGCGGTGGTGGAAACACCAACGGAAGCGTTGGTAT